CCGGTCGAGCACTGAAAGATCAAAGCTCATGTATTCTCCAGGTTAGGGCCCGAAGGCCCGTTGATTAGGATGCCAGGACAGCGGCGCAGTCAGCTTGGACAGCGGCGATCTGGGCGTTGATTTGGGCCACGGTGAAGCGACCGGGGGCAGTGGTGCGACCCGAGCCGTCAACGATCTGGCGCAGCATGATCTCCAGTTGCACAACATCTTTGTACAGGTTGTTGATTTCGACGCGGGTAGCGCCAGTTGCGATGCTCATGGTTTCTCCTTGGTTGCGTCAAGCAGGGCTGCTCGACATTGGTTGAAGCGTACGGCACAAGCGCTGTACGCGGCGATCAGATCCGCGCTGTACCCCAGCAGGTCTGAGTACGGCTCCGGGACTTCCGGACACGTCTCAAGGCAGACTGCGGGCGGCGGCAATGCTACGGTTTGCGGCTTCGGCGAGCTTGCGCAAGCGCTCAAGCTGAGGCTCAGAAGCACGAGGTAATACCTCACCCTTAGCTCCTTGTTTCACGGCCCTGTGGGCCTGTTTCACGGGCTCGGCGAGGGCCTCTCGCTGGGTGGCTTGGAGGGCATCCAGGGCCGACTGCGTGCGCAGGGCCAGTACCTCCGATTCCGCCCGAGCGAGGGCCTGCCGGGATGCCGCCAGATCGCTCTGTGCGGCCTTCAAAGCTGCTCGGGATACCTGGGCACTGTACTGGCCGTGCAGGGCCACCAGCGTCAGGATAACCCCTACAGCGGCGATGATTCGGTTCATGTCAGATCCTCAGACCCGTCAGGGTCAGGCAGGTCGAGACCCACTCTTTGAAGGACTCACCGTGGTCAACGGGTCGCTTGTTCTCGTGCTGCCACTGGTGCACCATCTCGTGCAGCAGGGTCGCGCGGGCCTCTGGCTCGGGCAGGTCGCGGCGGATCTCGATGCGCTTGCGCTCCGGCCAGAACATTCCGATGGTCTCGTCATCCAGCGCAGTCACAGCGCACGTCACACGGCGCAGCTTGCCCTTGAACACAGCAGAGTTGAACTCCCGGTGCCAGGATTGAAGGCGGGCAGAACTCAGCGCCATGCTGCGCACCCCGCCTCAAACAGACGGCGCTCGTCGGCGCGGCGCTTCACGAGCCCACGGTACACCTTGGGCGGCTTGCCAGCGTACACCCAGCGGTCGAACTCCCGGGCAGCGCCATAGCAGTCGCCAGCGTTTAACTTGCGCAGCAGGGTGCTGTTCCGGAACTTCGTCTCGCCGAAGTTGAACACGAACGACACGAGCGCGTCGTACTGTCCTTGCGTGATGAAGCGCTGCGTGTGCTTCTGCACCGCCTCGCCAGCGAATGTAAGGTCGGTCTTCAACCGCTGCTCACATTGCGCCAGCGTGGCGACTTGCCCGAGGTGCACACCCCGCGTGCTGCCGTAGCAGATCGTCGGCACCGCAGCGACATCGAGGTACGCTTGCGTGCGGACTCCCTCGTGATGCTTCACGAGTTCCACGCCGGATGGACTCGGCGCGAAGTACGCGGCGAGTGCTAGGACGGCGGCACCGACGCCGCCTGCTACCTTAACGCTTGACTTCACAGCCAGCCTCCCGGTGTTTGAATTCCTTGTGCTTGTAGTACCAGTTCACCAGGAACGTGCCAATGGTGGCGACGATACCGATGACCAGGGCGAACTCTTGAAGAGTCACCCCACCTGCCACAGCAGTGCACACGGAAGTGATGTAAGAGGCGTTGCTCGTATGCTTGTCCATTACTTCCTCCGAGGTTTGCGGTCCAGTAACGCCCGAGTACCGCGCCGAACCTCACGGTTTGAGTGCTTGTACCCCATTGGGTTGTTCCTGAACTCAGCGAGTTCCTGTTCCTGCCGCTTTGCAGCGGCCTTGCGTTCATCTTGCGACAGAACGTTCTTGAATTCGCGGATCGCACCGGCAGCGGCCTCAAGCCTGTCGTCATGCGGCAGGGAGTTCCGGTCGGTCGTGATGTTTGCGATTTGATACCACAGGCTGTACTGGTGCCGCGCATCTTGACTGTGCTGCTTTCCGTACCGCTCATCCGAGTCGAACACCTGCTGGTGCACGATCACTCGGTGGCGTTGCATGGCAGACACCATCGAGTCGATGATGCGCTTCTCTTTCTGGCCTGTGCTGTACTCCCCGGTAATGCAACCGGCGAGGTGTTTCAGGTCTTCTGACTTCTCCAGGATCCCGCGAAGCGCGATCTCGAACGTGCCGTGACCCATGTTCGACTCTACCTTAATGCGTTGCACCTTGTTTCGGCGCATGACGTTCAGCAGCTCTTCCCCATTGGCGTCCGTGAGCCCGCCCTTCAGACCTGCGACATCCAGCAAGTGAATGTACGGTCCTACAGCGGTGCTCACGCCCACGCCAATCTCGTCCGCACCGCCGCCTGCCGGGTCGATGTACATGAACACATCTTTCGGAGCGACAAGGTGCGCGTCGGTGGGGAGCGCGAAATACATCTTACACATCGGCACCGGGAAGTCTTTGCCGAGGCTGACCTCGTACTTCGGTGCCGCCTGCCAGCCGATCACCTCGGGCAGCAGGTCCGGGGAGAAGTTCGCCACGACAAGGTCCGAGAGCTTCAACTGCTGCCGCATCGCGTCCACGAGGGACGTATCCAGCATGTACTGCAGTTGGAAATCTTCCGGACCCTTATCGAGTTCCTTCTCGATCAAGTCTTCATTTGTGTAACGTCCCGGGTCAGTAGCCTGCCCCCGGCGACCGTCAAGACCACCACCAGTGCGCAGGAGCGGGTTCGCTTGCATGCGCTGTGCGATGATCGGTGCCAGCCGTCCTCCGTACTTCGCAGCCTCATCGACCAGCTCGCCGGTCGTGGCATCAACGTACTCGCACGGGTAGCGTCCGGGCCAAATGCGGATCTCGAATCCCCGGCCCGGCAGTGTGTTGTAGATCGAATCCTTCGACTGAGGCGTACCCAGGTACAGGATGTCGCCGTGCGTACAAATCGACGAGAACTCTTTCGACAGGTGCAGCAGTTGTTGCCGCTGCGTCACTGTGTAGCCGTTCTTGTTCGATTCGATGTCGTCAGGGATGAGCAAGTCAGCACGCCGCCCAGGAAGGTTCGACGTGATACCCGCGCAAGCAATGCTCGGCGAGCGGTCGAGACCCTTCAGGGAGTAGTGCACGTCGAACGCCTCGGTGCTGGTGCGGTCCCCGGCGTTTCGGTCGGGGCGCAGGCATTCGAGGATGTCCCACGTCATGATTAGGCGCACGATCAACGTCGCCGTGTCACTTGAGTTCTGCTCACCTGCCGACACAATAAGCACGCGGGTGCTCGGTCGGTGGATGATGCGCCAGACGGCGTACAGCGCAGCGAGTGTGGTCTTAGCCTCACCCCGCTGCGCCATCACCATACGGAGGCGCGGGCCGTGCTGCATGAACTCCGCGATGTCGCCCTGGATGTCTGTCAGGCTGAATCCTAGGAACCGCATGCCGTCTTCGGCGAAGTCCCTGAACTCAGTGTACTGTTCAGCCAGTAGGGCGACGTGCGCGAAGCGTGTACGGATGTCCATGCTCAGCCAGTCAGTTCGTCAAGATCCGCCTGAGCCAGCGGAATGACGTTGCCCGAGCGGCGCTGTTGCGCCTGCTCAGTCAGCTTCTTCCGCAGCTCGGCCAGATCGTCGGCGTCTGCCGGGTCAGCCGTCACAGCGTTGTCCTTGAGAAGTTTCAAGGCCACGCCCAAGGTGGCAGCATCCGTGGGCAGACCGTCGGCGAGGTCTTGCTCGATGCGCCCTTTGAGCGACCGAGCCACCAGCGCATGCAGTTCCTGCAGTTCAGCAAGTGTGGCTCCCTTAGCCATGTTGTACTCCTTACCAAGTGGCGTGCGCAATGCGCCGCCATGTGTTGGTTGCTACACAGATGTAGATAAAGTTCGCATCCCAGGCGATCTCACCAGCACTGCCGGCAGCCGTAGATGAGGCAATGGTGCGAGCCGTGGCGATTCGCAGGTTGTTACCCGGAAGCACCACCTTACCGTCCGAGTAAAGCTCAAGACGACTTGCGCCACCAGCGCGAAGGTTCAACATCCCGGTACCTTGAGTTTGCAAAGTAACCGCGCTGTTAGCACCGCCTGTGACCACAAGCACGTCGGCTCCCTGGGTGTTGTCAGTAATACGGAACTGCCCAGCGTCGGACACATCTGTGGTGTACGCCCGTACACCAGTACGCTCAATGCGCACGCCTGGGATGTTGCTGCCGACCTCACCTGCGAGGTGGAGACCGTTTCCCGGGTTAGTCGTGCCGATACCCAGCCGCCCTGTCGAGTCAATACGGGCGCGCACCAATTCTCCAATGAGGAGCGTGATAGCTTGGGGGGCGTTTATGGCCAGTCCGGAGGCCACACCACGCACGCTGGCGACAATACCAGCACCACGCCGGAAGTTGACGTGCCCATCTTGCCCCTCGTTAGTCTGAATCTCGACGGCATCAGCACCTGAGCCACGGTTCACCGTGAGCTTGCCGGTCGCCGTAGGGTTCACTGTGTCCAGCTTATTCGTCATGGAGCCTGCGGCCGTGGATGCAGCAGCAGCGGAGGCTGCCGCATTTGACGCGGAGTTACCTGCAGCAGCAGCGTAGGCTGCGGCATCGGTGGCTGACCCTGCGGCAGCGCTTTGTGAAGTCGCAGCGGCAGATGCGGAACCTGCTGCGGCTGTGGCGGAGGCCATCGCGTTCGCAGCTTCAGATGTCGCCACTGTGGCGGCAGACTCCGCAACCTGCCGACTCGTGAACGAGCTGAGCGCGTCCGCTTTGTACTGTCCGAACGTCAGCGCATCATTGTCATCGACAGGTGCGCCGATGTTGCGAATGCGCCTGTTGTTCATGTCGATGTCCACGAAGAACTCACCACTCAGGTTCGACTCGGAAGCCTCCTGAGCGATGTGCAGCACTTGCTTCAGAGATTCGTCAAGGGTCGCCGAATCGAACGACGCGCCCTGACTGTACTCGTGCACGAGCTTGGACAAATCCGTGGTCCGCTTCACCAGCACTTCAGTGCCGATTGGAACCACGGGGGTGAATTGAATGCGGCGCTCGGTAGCACCCACCCACGACCACGCGGAAGTTTCCGTGGCGTTGAAGAACACGCTGATTTCCGAGCGGTCGAGGTAGTCGATGCTCAGGTCCAGGTATTCGAGTGTGCCGTCCGAGGTCGTGAGTTGGGTGCTTGATGCCATTATCACTCCTTCAGTTGATGTGAGATGCTGTTCATGATCGGGTTAGCCGATACGACTGGCAGCACCGTGAGCAGATTGCTCGTGAACTTTTCTGCGTCGCCGTCCAGGGCGGATTGGCCCAGGCGGATGGCGCGGTCTGCTGGCAGCAGGCCGACAGCCCCGATGGAGTTAGACTGCCCCGTGGCCCACTTGAATGGTTCACTGAACAGGCCGATAGCCCCCATCTGAGAGATCGTAGCCTTCACCAGCTCCCCGTCCTCCATCGCACCTTGACCCCGCACGATAGACTGTGCTTGCACAGCAGCCATTGCGAGCGGGAATTGGTACAGCATGATGAGCCCATAACCGGCGTGACCGTCACGCGCAGCTCGACCCGCTAGGATCTTGTTGTGCGCGTTCAGCACGAACGTCCGGTACGTGAACAAGAACTTGCCCACGTTGTCAAACGCAGCCCAAGCCGGGATGTCTCCAAGGCGACCCCGCAGGACGGCCTCGTCCATCATCTTGCCGAGGGCCGGGCGCACGCTCATCCAAACGTCGTCGCTCCAGCGGTCAACGGCCATGCCGTGAGCCGCGATCTCTGCGCGAAGTTTGTCCATTACGGGTGCCTCTATGCCGTACTTGGCCAGGGCCTCCCGGGCCTTACCGTCCCCGTTTGCAGCGAGTCGCAGCCGGTCCACTACCAGATTCCCAACGGTGCGGGCTTGGTGGTGGTGCACGAACTTCATGCCGTTCGCGTACGGGACCATCTGCCCTGCGGTTTGCCCGATGAGCTGCGCAACGCTCTGTGTGTTCATGTCGTAACCGTCGTCGAAACGGCTGATGAACGGGCGCAGCCGCATGCTCTGCACGCTGTGATCGCTCAGCAGGTCCACGAGCTGCTTCGCCTCATCGGCACTGGGCCGCATGATGCTGCGCATTCCTGGGATCTCCTGCACAGCGTACCGCAGGGTCTTGCCCAAACCGTACTCCGCCATAGCCGTAGCGTACTCGGTGAACTGCCACAAGCCGGACCATGCCAGCGCGATGCTCCGCCCGTACGTCTGGAACAGGCGGAACGTGTCGTTCATGGCTTGCCCCGAAGGCTCGCCGCGCAGTGCTGCCACCGCGTTGTCGAACAGGGCCAGGGCCTCAAGCTGTTCGGGGCTCTGCGGAGGCAGGCTCTCGGCAAGCTCGCGGCGCATGGCTTCGATGTCTGAGCGCTTCGTCATTCCCTTGCGGGCGAACGCCACTGCGGTGCTGGTCTGTTTCACGTACTGCTCGATGGTCGTCGTGAGGTTCTCGTCAAGCAGGTCCATGACGCTGATCGTCTCCCCGTCCACACGGATCTGGGCACGGTAGTCCAGGTCCATGCGGCGCTTCAACATACCGGCCTTGCCAGCT